CTTTTATAAAAATATGAAACGTCTAACCACTAAACAATACTTAAAAAGAGCAACTAAAAAATTCGGAGACATGTTCGACTATTCATTAGTTGAATATGTCAATGCTCACACGAAAATTTCTATAAAATGTAATAAACATAACCATCTGTTTTCTGTCAGGGCATGTCGACACTTAGATTCGAAAACAGGACGTTGTCCAAAATGTCGTGCCGAAGCTGTATCCAAAGCAAAGCTAATCAATCAAGAAGATTGGATTGCTAGAGCGATTAAAATCCACGGAAATACGTATGATTACAGTAAAGTAAAATACCTTGGCAACGATGTTAAAGTAGAAATTATCTGCCCTAAACATGGATCATTTTGGCAAATAGCAAACAATCATCTTCGTGGTGCTATATGTTTTAAATGTAGTAAAGAAAAATGCGGAAGAGATAAGAGACTAACAACATCAGAATTTATTCAAAAATCTATTGATATGCATGGAGATAAGTATGATTACTCAAAATCTGTATATACAATGGCCAATGATAAGATAGAAATTATATGCCCAGAACATGGATCATTTTGGCAAAATGCATTTTCACATTACAAAGATGGATGTGGTTGTTTGGAATGTTCTTTCGGAAACTCATCTAAAGCAGAAACAGAATGGCTTGATTCTCTTGCTATTCCTAAAGAATTAAGACACACAAGAATAGTTTTTTCTGACAGTACCTATATCATCGCAGATGCCTATGATCCAGACACAAATATAGTGTATGAATTTTGGGGAGATTATTGGCACGGAAATCCAGAAAAATTTGATTTAGATGATATCAACAAACACACTAAACGCACATTTAGAGAACATCATGAACATACGTTAAGTAAAACTCAAAAAATAAAAGAAAATGGCTATAATCTAATTGATATATGGGAAAATGATTGGCTTAAAGTTTAGTGTCTTCTATTCCGGCTACTCTAAGTTTAGTAATGTGTCCCAGCATCCAATTTTTATGGTCTAAACTCGTTGTAATACCAATAAATTGATCACGTATCAACATAAGATTATTGGTTGCCTGGCTCCAAGCAACCACATCGTCTTCGCCATCGATATATTTTTCGATATCTCTAGCAAGTAATTCAGTATTATAAGTTTCTTTGTATTTTTTGAAAAACACGGAACGAATTTTTTTTAATTCCGTATCCATATAGCGTAGAATAGCTTCTATTTCTTTTAATTGGGCATAACGATATTCAAAATGTCCAGGAAGTCTGGCCGAGGCTTGCTCCAAACTTCCCTTAATTGAACATTCTTTTCTTGCTTCTTTTAGCTCGTTTTCAAAATACAGAATGGCTTCGTCAAGTCGATCAACTTGTCCGTTTGTTGCAATTATTTTAAACCATTCATTCAAAATCGTCTTCCTCGTAAAATTCGTCAAGCTCCGGATGTAAATCCTCAAGAGCATTGTCAACTATTTCATCATGTCCATAGAATTTTTTAACATTATACCCATGATCTTCTAAATAACGCAAAATCTCTAAACACATCATTACATGATCCGATTCAGGAACAAAATCTTTTGTTACTTCCAGAAAATCAAAAAATAAATCTTCAAGATCTACCTTTGCCATATTTTACTCCGTTTCGTCGTCGATTACTTCCTCATCCATCTGTCTACTTCTATCTTCTGCTTCAAGAATATCTTCTCTTGAAATACTATATGGATTTTCTTCCATAATTTGATCAAGAAGAGCAGTTGGAATGTTTTTTCGGAAATATTTATGTTCTTCGCCGTTTTTATCGGTGTAACTAAGCATATTTCCCTTTTTCACCAATAATCCATCAGTTTCAAACATATCAATCAATCCAGAATAAGGATCAATGCCCATTGACCACGGAATTTCAATAGTAGTTTTTTCAAATGGTTTATTAAATCTTGATTTATAAACCATCGCAGTTGTTTTAACTCCATGCACACCGGTTGAAGTAGCAACTTCTTGATCTTCATGAACTTCTTTAAGTTTATATTTTTTAGTAGCTATAACAATAGACGAAGCATATATAATACCTGCTCCACCAGTAATTTTTTGATCAGGATTAAACATATCCATAGAATCATATGTATGATTTGTCATTAAAAATCCTACATTCTTGTGTTGTTCTACTATATATACACAACCTTTCACGAATTTTTTTAATTGTTTAGCTAATTGGCCTTGGTCTCCAGGTGTTTTTCCCTTCATAAATTTTTCTTGGCCTGTTGATGTTTCCAACATACCTAAAGAATCAATAACAACTATGAATGTCCTTTCTGGATACATTTGGGCTATTTCTTTAACAAATCTACTTACTACTTCAGTGCAATCAGTAACAGTAAAAACCGGGGCTCGAATAAAGTTATTTTCGACATCTACATTCGCATTTATATACCATTTTTTGTCACCTGCTCCTTCAGAATCTAACAATAAAATAAAAGTATCATATTTTTGTTGTGCATTTCTCATTACATTTGCAGCTAAGAGAGATTTTCCTGATCCTGATTCGCCAGCAAACATGGTTACTTTTCCTATGGGAACTCCATTATTATAGTCACCACTTATAAGACGATTCAAGGCAAAATTACCAGAATCAATCCATATTTTTGGATCAGAAAAACCTACGGGAATATTCAACTTATTCAGTTGATTTAGAAATTTAGTCGTATTTACAGTCTTCATTTTTTACTCCTCATATAAGAAAGATATGGGGCACGATAAACGCGCCCCATATTCAAGTTTATTATCCCCGTTGGGCTGCGGCCCTAGCTTTGATATCAGCAAGGATATCATCTGGCTTTTTTCTTGGCTCTTCGCTTGGGGTGTCAACAGAAGTCGTTACAGGTGGAGTTTCGAGTTGAGTTTCCACGACTTCTGTTGATGTGGTTTCAGCGGGAGATTCTGAAACCGTAGATGCGACTGACGAAGCCACATTAGGAGTAACTTTTGAAGTTACAGAGGAGTTATTATTGTTAAATCCAGCAGGCTTATAGAAATTTGCCCATTTTTCTGGATCATATAGTTCACCATTTACAGATGCTTCAAACATTTCTGCAATTGCAGCAACGGCATCATCACCTGGTTTCTTTGGAAGGAAATCAGCTAATTTAAACAGACCATACTTTTCAACTGCTTCAATTTCTGCTTCTGTTAAGCTGGAAGTTTTGCGGGAATAGCTGGACGTTGAATAGTTTGCCCATTCTCCTTGCTTAGTTTTTGTAAGTCTGAAGTCTGTTCCTGCGGTATAATCAGTTGGAATTTCGTCCATCTCAGGGTCCATTAACGCAGCTTTGATAGCATCAAAAATGCTTGGATTAATAATAAAGCGACGAATTGGATTTTCTGGCCCGTCATCTTCTTGCATAGGATTATCACGAACGAATCCTTGGAAAATATAAGAACGCTTTTTCCAATATTTACGAGCCAAGTCTTCTAGTGAATTATCCTTAAACCAAGGACGAATTTCTGTAAGAACAGGACAAATGCCGCCGTCCCACATTTCCATGCAAGGAACCTGAACGTAAATGTCCTTATTATTAGGATTTGGTTGACCCACAATTCCAGAAAATGCAAGTCTTATCATTTGACGCTCTTCCCAGAAAAAATCATTAGTTTCATCTCCGTCTGGGAGGAAACGTAAAATAGCAGTAGCATCAAATGGGATATTCCAGAATGGATAAATGGCATTATCCGAAGTGAAACTGTTTTGTCTGGATTCTTTTTCTAACAGTTTTGCGCGTAGTTCTTGTAATTTGTTTGACATTGTATTAGTTCTCCTATTAGTCAAATATTTGTTTTATATTAGTTAAAAAGAAGGCCTTTAATCCTACTCAGAACTATCGTTCGTTCTGCAATATAAAGGAAATCACTTACCTCTATTATAACTATTTATAATAATTGGCAATAAAACGTGTTTTAACGCTCTATCTATAGTAAGAATATACAGTAATAGAAAATACAAGTCAATAAAAAACTTCCGACAAAGCCAGAAGTTTTTCATCTTTATTTTAAGTTTACTTTAGGTGCGATATCAGGCCAGTTGAATTATTCTTGCACCATCTTCAGAAATCTCAGGTTCACCAGTAGGTTCTTCTTGTTTTTTGTTTAATAACAATGGCATATTATCAAGGGTAACTTCATCTGTGAAATCTTCAGAAATCTCGGGCTCATCGACAGATTCTACCTGTTTTTTGTCTAATAACAATGGCATATTATCAAAAGTAGCTATACTTTCATCAGTATGCGCGTTGAAATTTTCTTCTTCGTCTGGATGTTGTGGCAAAGGTTTCATTCTTCTACCGTATGGTCCATGACCTGAAGTATTTCCATCATTCGCCCCTATAAATGCGCCAAAATCTTCGTTCTTAATTTTATCTTTGATATCTACTTTCCCTGACTGACGACTTGATTTACTAGCAGCTTGTTTTTGTTGCTTAGAACCAGGTCTACCATAACTTCCTGCTTTACGACGGCCTAGTTTCTTTTCTGAAGCCGCATCTTCTTCTACTTCGTTATTTTTTTCTAAACCAGCAAGTTCACTTATTCTTGCAATATCATCATACAGTGGACATGGTCCTTCGTGATGTTCACCACATTTTCTGCATTCTGGGGGTTCTCTATCATCAAATTCAGGAGGAGTAGTAGCAGTATAATGACTTCTTCCAGCATCCATTGGAGCATCAGCTTCGCCGAATTTTGCAGGACCGTAATATTGCTCTGCATCAATTTCGTCTTTATCTCCGGCAACAACTTCATTATTACTCATTGCATCATCAGCAAAATTTCCACCAAAATCATGATTTATTAAACCTTCTTCATCGGCTCTTTTCCATATTTCTTTGGCAACTATTTCTTGGGCTTCCGGAGATGAATCATGATAAGCGTCAGCAATTTCTTGTGCTATGCCATCTATAGCATCTTTCATACCCATTCTTCGTTCAGCTTTTAATTCTTTTAGTTTCTCAACTGCATCTTCGATTACTTGTGCGTCCATATCGCCCCAAACAAATTCAGTAAGTCTTTCACGTGTTTCTTCAATTGTTTTCCATAGAGTAGAATCTTCTTCTACAAGGTTTAAAATATCGTCAAATATTTTTTGTTCTTCATATAAACTAACGTAACGATCAAATAATGGATGTCCAACATAAACATTTAACGTATGTAAAGCAGTTTCTGGTAGAATTTTTTCAACTGTCGGGGCTTTATCTTCTTCAACAATGAGCTCTTCTTCTTTGAAAAATTCTACATTGCTCATCTGATCAAACCACTCTTCGAGCATTGTCTCTTCTGGAGCAACACCTTCTTCATAATAATTTACCGAATGTAAACCTTTAGAATTATCTCTAACTAAATCTTGAACAAAATGATTTTTAGTTTTTCCAGTAGGACGATCATATTCCGGAGCTTGTATCATATTAGGAACTTCATCTTCTTTTGGTTTTGGCTTTGTATCTACAGATTTCTCTTCTACGTCAGTCTCTCCATCTACATTTTTATCTTCTTGAAGCCATTCACCAAAAAATTCAATACCTTCATTTGATTTCCTACGAATATTAACCCCGAGTCTCTTTGCAGCATCGAATAATACAAGCATATCTTCACGACCTAATTTATTATGGTCTGGATCTGCTAAAGCATTTCCAAGATTTTCACTTGCCCTTGACCAAGCGTTTGCTTCATCTGGTTCTAATTCTGACGGAGGAGTTAAAGCATCTTGCATTTTGAACATAAGTTCTTGTGCAGGACTTGAATAAGCTTCTGGAGCTTTTGGTCCTTTATCCATTCCCGATTCTGGCTCACTATCAGGATCGAAAGTATATTCATTTAATCCTTCATTAACTCTTGCTTCATATTCTTTGTATTCTGGAGAGTTCTTAAACACAGGAGAGTTTAAAATACTAGCCATTCCTTGAACATCGTCAGATGACATATGTATACGTCGTTTAGCAGCAAATTTCATTACTGCTTCTCTTTTCAGACGGTCTTTGTCAGCAGCAGTATATCTTCCACCGCCTTGCATTGGAGGAGTTAGAGCAACAGCTCCTTTTAATCTATCAATAGTAGGAGGACGTGTAATTTCATATTCATCTAATTCCGCATTTTCTGTAAGATCAGAGGTTTGTCTAAAATATCCTACCTTTCCAGACATTTTTCTTAGTGTTTCGCGCAAGCCAATGAAACGAGTTCTAATTTTACCTGCAAGCTCGCTACTTTGTTCAACAAGTTGCCCATCTTTACCAATAGTTTTTACTTCTGCCATCATGTTTTTCAAATTTGACATTTCTTCCATCATACCGGAAACTTTCATACCAACTGTATCAAATGGTGATCCACCATTACTTAAATGACGAGCCATTGCACGGGCACCATGTAGATTATTTTCAGCAACTTTAAAACGTTCGCCGTTTTTTGTTTCAACAAAAATTGCATTTATATTTCTACTACGGGCTCCGAATTTATCTTCGTTTACCTTGTCGGTATGTCTAATGATAACTCGACATTCTCCAACACGCTGATAACTTGAACGTGTTGTCCCAGTCATTGTTGCTTTTGCTTCACTAACTGTCTTATTAACCATAACAGATCCCTCTTCTACCTTTTTGATTTGATGGGCAAAATCTCTTGGCTGTAGTTCATGACCAAATTTTCTAATACTGTATCCCATATTCTGTCCATGTCTTGCAGCGATAAGTTTTAAACCTTTACCTACGTTTTTGTCAAATTCTGCAATATCAACATCAGGACTTAGACTAACAGATATTTTAGCTTTTTCATCATCGTCGCTATCATGTATGGAAATCATACTATTACCTGGAACAATAAAGAATTTTCGGGCAGTTTCAACATCGTATATTTTGTTTGATTGATCATCAAACATTTCTACTTTGTAGTTTGCTCCGGCTAAAATATCATAGATTTTTTTGCCTATTTTTCCATAAGGAATAGTCATGTACTATTACCATTTAATTATATAACTACATTATTTATCTTTTATCCAAGAATGAATGGTAGTGGATGTGCGTCTTGATCATCTAATTCAATGATTTCTGCAAGACGGTCATAGACATTGGAATCCCAATTTTGAATTTCATCAATGATACGAATCGAAAGAAGAGATGACGCAACTATATCGTCTTTTTCACCAGCCTTAGCTTTCCACGAACGATTATCTCTTACAAATGATTTTAATTCCATTGCTAATGGAATAGATTTGATTTGCATCTTTCTACTTTGAACTAAAGATTTTAACCGAGCACATGCTTCTATTTTTGTTTTATGTGTTGTTGTAAAACCTTTTCTCTTTTTTCTTGGTTCATGAACAAAATCTCCTGGAAACAAATCTTCTCCAGTATCTTCAATAACTACAAGAGAAGCTTCACCTAAGGTGTTATTTTCGACAGACCAGTATATTTCTGGTTTTCCTTCTTGTTCAGGATTATCTTTTAGTTCTGTATTAATTTGAT